AGTCATATTAATTATTTCTTCATCAGTAGGAACATCAAGATAATTATAATCAAAAGAATTATTCCCATAATAATTAATTTTACTAAAATTAAATTTAGGAATATTCCAATAATCATTTGAGAACCAATTAGCCCCTTTATAATTTCCTAAGTTTTCATTAATGATAATAAATTTCTCTGACTGACTATCTAAGAAAATCATTTTATCACTGTTAATATGATAACTTAAAGCCTTTTGAAATTTAGTTTCCAAAATCTTATTTGGGTTTTTTAGAAACCTAGGTTTTAAAAGGTAATGATTGTAATGCCATGTATCCGAACAATTTTTATGGGTTAGATTGATTGGCAATCTTGCCCCATTGTGCATCATTCCAATAATACGATTATCAGATTTATAACTAATAAAAGGGTGACAATTTTTTTTATTAGTTTTTCCCTCTGTTGTTAATCGGAAGTGGATAGCCATTCGATTAGTTTGTTCTTTATGTAAATTAAAAAAGTTTTCAACTTCAGTAAATTTATTAGGAACAAATTTATCTGAGATAAACTCTTTATTTTTATTTAGATACATAACTCCGAAACCCTCACTATTTCTTTTATAAGCAATTTTTAAATCTTCCATAGATAGAGATTTAATATCATTCGCTAAAATAATTAAGCACATACTAATTGTCCCCCTCTACTTGTTCTTGATTAATTAATTCTGAATTATCAATTCTAAAATCATGAACTATATTTTTGAAGTTTAAAAATATTGGTTTCCATTCTTCGATATATTTTAAATGTTCGAAGTATCCTTTATCATCTAAAAAGATTAAAAGGTTCACATAATCTTTATGAACATTTTTTAACAACCAATCAAAATAATCATTGTGATGTAAATTATCAGAATTATTTTTTTGATTTGATCTAATCCATAAATTAACACTATGAACAAATTCTAAATATCTGAAAAAAGAAATCTGTTTAATATTTGATCTAAATATTCTGATTTCAACTGTATCAGTGTTATTAAAGTTAATAACTCTATATTTGTTCTCTGCTCCATAGGTTTTAATTGGTGAATTAAATTCAATATAACTATGGAAAAGACAATAACCATTTGCTTCTCTTCCCGCTAGTTCTTCAATTAAACTTCTGTTTTGAGGGTTATGATAAAAACAGTTTAATCGTCTTAATTGATTATCAGTAAATGCCTCTCTACTGAAATGGATATGAATACCACAAGATTTACCATGGTATGCCTTTACCATTGTGTTGGGCTTAAGTTTGAAAAACTCATTCCAAAAATAGTTTTTATGATACTCAAAAGTACAATTTGTAGAAACCAATTCAAAGCCATAATCGTCGTCCAAGCTTCCATCCCTTTTACAAAGGATTAATTCGTTGTCTTTGTTAAAAAGATTTCTAAAAATTTCAACTACTTCTGCCCTATCGTCCCTTGCGTGTAGTTCAACTTCATACCCATAAAATAAAACATTGTTTGTTTTACGTAAAAAAGGAATGTTATCAACTCCCATAAATGTTTCTATTTTACCTAAAAAATGCAAATCAACTTTTGCATCAAATGCATCAAGATCGTCTTGCCCTCTTTCATCACAAGTATAATCTTCATGGTGGTGATCATCACAATTATCACAATAAAAACCATGATTGCTGATACAATCATTACAATAATAATCGTGTTCATTTTCGTAAAATGTTCTTTGCTCATCATTATGAAAAACATTTTCGCATTGAGTACAAGTGAAATAATTATCCTCATAAGCTGACTGAGAAATTGTCTTTCCCATATCAGTAGTTATGAAATAATCATCAACGCATATTTCAATATTTTCATTACAAACAAAAATATTTATATTGGGGTCGTCAATAATTCCCTCAATACGTTGATTAATAATTTCAACAACAGAATTTAATTTTTTTAATAAAATTAAATCTTTGTCATGTCGGGAATAACTGAAAAAATCATTGTCGAATTTTTTCTCTATTCTTTCAGTTATTGATTTTTCATAGCCTCTAAGGATATGTTCCATTAGATCGCTTTTAGTATAATCTTCAGAATGTTCGTCTAAATAAATTTTCTGAAGTCTTTCTATTATATTTCTAATATTCATAATTGTTTTTTCCTTTCTGAATATTCTGATTGAATTATATATAAAATTCTCTATAAATATAGAGAATAATTAAATATTTGAGGTATTTAAAATGAACATTAAAGAAATCGTAGAAATGAAAGAAAATTCTGTGATCGAATTAAGCCAAGAAATCAGAATTTTAAAATCATTAGAAAGACTTAATGATGAATTGAAACTATTAAAAAATTTAGTTTCAACCTTTGAGTCATCAACAGGAAAAGACGTTAATGATATAAATGGCTTTGTAGATAATTACCCATTGAAAGAGTCTTTATTTGAAATATGGGAATAATTAAAAAGTAATAAAATATTACCAAATTACCCTCTGGGTATCTGGTTAAAAAGTAATAAAATATTACAGTCGCATGCCTGGGCTAACCTGGGCAAGTAATAATTTATTACAATCGCACGCACAAGCACAGGCAGCTCTCGGCCGTGGCTCGTGAAAACTCAACCACAAGCACAATCGCACGCACAACTCAATCGCACGCACAGGCACAGGCTCAGGGACCCAGGGAGAACCAGGGGGCGATAGTAATAATTTATTACGAATCACGCTATGGAGAAGCCGGCAGCGCATGAGCTTAAATAGTAATAATTTATTACGAATCACGGCTCCCGGCCAGCTGCTCCAGGGAGCCTAATGGTAATAATTTATGACCATTTTTTTTCTTGACTTCCTGGTTATAATGATTATATATAAATTTATATAAAAGAAAGGCAGAATATGACTGTTAAAGAACTCATAAAGGAACTTCAAGAGATTGATAAAAAATATCATGACCATGAAATCGTTATCTATAACAATGCTAGTGGTGATAAGTATTACATTAGTGATGTAGGCAAAGAGAATGAATGGGAAGATGAAGAACAAATATATATTACAGCATCATAGAAAGGCAGAATAATGAACGAAGCAGATAAATTAGATTTATTTTATGAAGTAGTGCATAACGATTCAAAATTTAAATGGGTAAAAGATACTTATTATAAAAAAGTAAAAAAAGGTGATAACGCTTTTAGATTTATAATCGGTCAATTTAATGTTTGGAAGGGGAATAAATGAGAGAAATAATAGTAGAAGTTTATGATGATGAAATAGACACAGTGGATAGTATTACAGAAGCACTGAATTGTTTTAACATTAGATGCTATGTCTATGAGAAAGATCAATGTCTTGTATGTAATCGAGATGTTGTTTTTGAAAACACGAAGGGGAAAGAACTTACAGAATGGGAAGTTGATGACAAAGGGGATAGATATTGCCCTAAATGTTATCAAGATAAATATGGACATGAGTAATAATCCATTACCCGATTCGAGATTAGATTCGGTGTTTGATATTATAGCAGGTTTGCGTAGGCAGATGTTGAACACCGAAGATTCAGCAGGACAACAACGAATCTGGGAAGTAATAAAAAATTACCAGAATCGAATCCGAGCTGGAGAAGTATTCATACCGAAATTTTAAGGTACATGCACAAGCACTTTTATTATTTCGGATTCAAGCACATGCGTATAGGGTTGATTGACAACGAATAAGGGTTCTACTTCTTTATAATTTATAGCTAACTCTCGTGAACAAGCACCAGTCCAAAACATAACCTGTCTTGTTTCCGGAATTTTTGCCATGATAAAGTTGTCCTTACAAAGAGAATATCGTTTAATATTCCAAGCTATTTGGAAAGGACTCAGATTCAAGCACAAGCCCTTTGATATCTTTAGTTCGCACCAAAATGAAACATTACGTTTTAATTTCGGTGACAGGCACACGCCCATAAGGTCGGGTATTCCAGGCGTTCCATATGTTTCAATTCTAGTCCAATAAATATTGGGAGTTATAGATTTAACATTCTTCCAAAAGGTTGATTCCCTTCCTCGCTTTGACGAAGGCTGCTGTCCTCTTTGTTTTCTGTCTTTTAATGATCGTTTCTCTTGTTTCAACAACACGAACTTCTTCTCCTTCGACAATGCAGAGTCTAACACCGAGTTCTTTTTGGTAGGGTTTAAGTTTTGTACCTCCACCACCTGCCGACTTGCCATTTATTATTCTAGTTCCTTTAGAGGTTTTAATATCAAGAAAATGCGATTTGCCGTTTTTTGGATTAACAACAATGATATCAATAGGGCCTTGTTCACAAACATTAGTAAAGACGTAATATCCCTCTTCAAGAAATTTGTTGATCGCCTTGTTCTGACTTACTGTCGCTTTGTACTGTCTTGGATCCATTTTCCTCCATATCCAAATCAGTAGGGGTTGCCTCTATAATAGAGGTTCTTCTTAACTGTTGCAATAAATTATCTACTTCTTCTAGTGTTAGATTATCAATTCCTTTACCTGTTTGTTTTTCCTTTTTGTCATAATAACCTGCGGCCTTGCCTCTGCTTATTTCAGCAGCGAGAGCCGTTTTTAAATCAGGTTTCATATCAAACTTTTCTATGTCCTTTTCACTAGGATTTTCTGCCCGTAGACCTATCTCGTGGAGCCTTCGCATATGGGTGACAGGGGAAATCTTATACTTGTTCCAAAGATCCTCTTGTAAGGCTCTTATATAGGCATGAACCTTAGGAAATAACTTAGGGTTCTGTAATTGAGATGCTTTTGCTCTAGCAGACTTTTCGGGGTATCCTGCCAAAATTGCACACTCCCTAGCAGTTTTCCTATTTTCCTGTGCCACTAGGTGTTCAGCAAAAGACTGTTGCTTTCCTGTGAGTTCCTCCCTCATCTCAGCTAATTCCTTAGTTAAGATTATGTCATCACCCGGTTTTCTAAACTTCATGATATTTCCCTTATAAGTGACAAATTTTCAAAAAGCAATTGAAAAATAATAATAGTAGTCAAGGGGTGCTCCCTTAAAGGATATTTGTTGGAAGAATGGAAGAATGGTGGAAGAATGAGAGAAGAATAGAAGAAATTGGAATAAGTAATTGAATTTACTATATTATTTTGATTGGAAGAATGGAAGAATGATATTTCGATAAAATAAAAAATATTTTTTTTATTTTTGAAAAAATGGTTCTTCTATAGTAAATTATCCCTCGTCCGTGGTCCGTGGGCTTTTATTCTTTCCCCCACACTATTCCTCCATTAACCACGGACACCTTGACATTTACCCATAAATGTTTATATATAATTATATAACAAGAGAAAGGTAGATATGGAAAAAGTTCTACAATTTAAAAAGCCAAGAAAAAAACGAGTTATCAAAGATGACAGCTTTGTTTGTAGGCTTCCCTATCCTATCACCATACATACGTTGGTGGATATAGTGGAAAGAATGGGCGTCGATTATGAAGAAATAGTCATGCCTGGATTAAAGTTCATTGAAAGAGAGGTAGTTAAACATGAACGAGAAGAGCAATAACATCTGGAAATCACACCCCGATGATAAATATAAATTCGATCACTTAGTAAAAATATTGATTGAAAAGCATGGTTGGACTAAGATACCCTTATTTACAGGAAAAGAAATTGGACATAACAATTAAAGTGGATTTGGGCGATGGCGATTGGAAGTCCTTAACGTTTATTGGGGACAAAGACAAAATACTTCCTGCCATGAAACAGTACATCAAAGAAAACGAAAGGTATCATATCGATATACTTTTTAGTAATGAGGAGGAAACAAATCAATTCACCCACGATGAATTGTTTAACCAATAGAAATGAGGTACGGCAGAAACGGAAAGAAATATCCAGTGGATATTAACTACAAGACGTTGATTTATTTAAGAACGTTTTTAGTAGAGAATAAAAATAAGGGGCTAAGGGATAGTGTAGAAAAAAGAAGATGCTATGACTTAGCCATTAGTTCCATCAATCAAGGTATTCGTAAAGCCAACGAGCATTTTATTGCTCAAGGAACGAAACCCAGATTGTATTATTTTAACAAAGGAGAAAATTAATGGACATAACAACAAGAAATAACTTAATCGGAAGAGGATTAAGCGAAGCAAAGAGAAAAAAATTATTTAGCTCTAGTAATCAAAATAAAAAAATATTTTCCGAGATAGTGCATAAAATAATGTTAGAAGCATACATTGAAGGATACCGAGATAATCACAGAGATTCGGGATCAAAGAAAAATACAGCAAGCGATCGCTTCTGGAAAGACATGGATAATAGACAGGAGGTACGCTAGAAATGTATAAATACTTAGACATTCCAGGTTGGTTTAATATGCACGACGCATATATGAACTTAGTTAAATACTGTGAGGACGGTGATGATATCGTCGAAATAGGGTGTTTTGCAGGCAGATCGACAAGGTTCCTGTGCGATGCCCTAGAACTTAGTGGAAAACACGACGTTAAGGT